CACGTACTAAGACTGCCAGGGCAGGGCAGTGGTCAAGGGTGTTTTCTATGAGCTGCCCTGCGGCCGTTGCAACGCCTCGGGCTGGGTATCAGCCCTCACTGGCGAGCCACTGCCGCTGGAAGAACTTGTAACGCAGTTGGGTCTGCGAGTGCGTGAGCTGGAGCAGCAGGCTGATCGCCAGCGGCCACCGCGCACCGAAGGCCCATCTGCGCAGTACGAAACGAACAACCGCCGCGGCGCCGGCGGCACCAACTACACCGGGGATTAACAAACAGATGAAAAAACGAACCTACGTCGACAAGGCCTTGGGCGATACCGCGTACATGCTTGAGCAGTGGGGGTGGTGGCGAATGGACGGAATGGGCGTTCCCCAGTACGTCTGTCCTCTCTACGCGCTCATGAAAGAGCATGCTCCTGCAGTAGGAGGGGTCAAGCAATACGTCATCACCGACGACTTCGCTCTAGCAATAGATGGGGCAGTTGCCAGGCTCAACAAGCGCAATCCGCAGATGGGGGGCTTCGTGTGGCTCTACTACGGCGCGAAGTGGCCAGCGCTGCGGATCGCTCGTGCGCACGGGATCGGCGAAGCGAAAGCCCGCGAGCTGATCAACACCGGCGTGGCTTGGATCGACTGCGCGCTCGAGCAGTTGCGGGAGGCTGCATAAAAAGCTTTCCGCGCGGATAAACACCTGTTTTCATAGCAGCGTGTCCAGCTTGCAAGCAACGCGACACTTACAAACCTTGGCTATGGCGCTGGGGTTTTAATGAGATTTTTCGCATTACAGCGGAACGATTTGATGGCACTCTGATTCTGATAGCTTGCTAAGAAAACCCATCAGGATTCCGTGACCATGAAAAAAATCATCGCTGCTGCGGTGTTCTCACTTTTGGCCTCCGGCGTACAAGCCGCTAGCCTATCCGGCGCTATCGGCGCGACAAGTCAGGGCGGTTTGACCGCTCGTGCTGGTGTAGGCTTCGATTGGGATAAGAGCTGGTTTGAAACGAGCACTGGCCGCCTTACCGGTTACTGGGATGCTGGCTACACCTATTGGGAAGCAGGAGATGCTTCTGGTGGAGCTCATTCGCTGTCCTTCGCGCCAGTGTTTGTTTATGAGTTCGGCAGCGGTAGTGTGAAGCCATTCATTGAGGCGGGCATTGGCGTTGCAGTCTTTTCCGGCACGTCCGCAGGCGATCAGGAGTTCGGTTCGGCCTTTAACTTCGAAGACCGTATCGGCGCAGGCTTGAAGATCGGCGAGACGCAGAAGGTTGGTATCCGAGCGATTCACTACTCCAATGCTGGTATCAAGCAGCCGAACGACGGCATAGAGTCATACTCCCTGTTCTATAGCCACCAGATTTAACTTTTCTGTGTAGCTCCCCTTGCCCGCCTTGTGCGGGCTTTTTCATTTTTGGAGATATTGGATGGACCCGACCGACCTCGGCCCAGGCACAGCCACCTGGCTGGGCGGTACGGGCACCGTATTGCTGGGCGGCTTCCTGTGGCTGCGTAAATTCCTGTCCAAGGATGCCGCCGATCGAGCAATGGACAATGCCGACATTGGCACCGTCCGCCGGCTGAATGAGCTGCTCGACTCCGAGCGTGAAGCCCGAAAGCTGGCCGAGGCCCGTGCTGATCAGTTCGCCAAGGAGCGCAACGAGCTTGCAGCAGCAGTGGGGCGAATGGAGGGAAAAATCGAAGCCCTCACCAGCCAGGTCGGCCAGCTCACCGAGAAGGTGACCACCCAGAGCGCCGAGATTTCCCGGCTTCGCTCCCAGCTTGGAGGCACAGCCTGATGGACAAATGCGCTTTGGAATTCATTGCTCGACGCTGGTGGCGACGAGCCGAGGTGTGGGTCATCGCCGTGGTGCTCATTGCAGGCGGCGCAGTACTGGGCTGGCAGTCTGCCTACTGGTCGATGGCCAGCACCCAGTCGCATCAGGTTGACGAAATACGGAAGGCATACGACGCAGCCATGGCTGAACGTGACAGGCGTCTGGACGACCTGACCAGCAAAGCCGAGAGCGCCGCGACCAAGGCGTCGAAGGCAGCCACCACCGCGAACCAGGCAGCCGACAAGGCTGATGAGGCGCTGAACCGGGTGTCGCCGTAGCCGCGCCACAAAACAGACAAGTGCCGTTTCGTGGCGCGGAGACACAGATGAACCGACAGCAGATCGCGACCGCGAGCAGCCTCTTCTTTACCCGCGACCAAGTGCAGCGCCGGCTTGACACGGTCCTGAGCGGCAAGGGTGTGTCACTGGCTATCACCGGCGACTACCAGGACGAGGCTGTCTTGCACTCGGTCGCTGAGTCTCTGGCAGATCACTTCAGGGCTGAACTGGCCGCGATGGATGACCAGCTCAAGCTGCTAGGCTGGAACGGTGGATAGGTAGGGCAAACCCGACAGGAAGTAAGCGATGGCACTGAAGCGACCGCCATACACACCCTGCAAGCTCTATGTGGACGGCGCCGAGGGCATCGCGGTCGGTGATTTCATCACCACGGCTGCCGGATCTGCCTACCTGGTGCAGACGCTTCGAGTGAGCCGCACGCGGCCAGAGCGCAAGCACATGGACTGCCTGCGCTGGCCGATCGCCGAGGTGCCGCCAGATGCGCGGTGCTACCAGCTGACTTGGTACAAGAGATGAGGAGTGTGAGCCGTGGCCAGCATGACTGTCACTATCGTTTGCCGCCAACGCTGGTGGCTGAAGTACTACTTGGCCTGCGTGCTGACGTTGATGCAGTTAACCGGGCGTGAGCCGAACCCGGAACGCATAGCCTTCTGGGTAGGCCGAGGACTCAAGGTTGAGGTGCGCTGATGTCGAGGCTCAAGACACTCGGTTCTCGCATCAAAGAGAGCGCAAGCTCAAGGGTCAAGGTGGTGACGCCCGGCAGCTGGCGTAGCGGAATGTCCAGCTCCCAGCGCGGTTACGATTACAAGTGGCAGAAGGCTCGGGAGCAGTACCTCAGTGCCAACCCGCTATGCGTCTTCTGCGAGCGTAACGGTCGCACCACTGCAGCAAAGGTGGTCGACCACATCATTGCTCACCGAGGAGACATGGTTCTCTTCTGGGATCAGTCCAACTGGCAGAGCCTCTGCAAGCCTTGCCATGACTCCGTCAAGCAGGCCGAGGAGGCAACAGGGCTAGGCAGCTGAGGCATCAGCGGAGCGTCGAAACCAGGCGCGCTCGACCTAGAGGCACGTCATTGGCGTGCCGCAATGGGGGTAGGGGGGTCAAAAGCTAGTCATTCTAGTCTAGCTAGACCGCCACCGACCCCACGTATACATTTTTCTCCCCCCTAAAGGTTTTTGTTAATGGTGTTAACAGACAAACAGCGACAGTTTGTTGACGCTAAGGCTCGGGGTGCGTCTAACAAAGAAGCGGCCGAAGCCGCAGGCAGCAAGCCCTCGGCAGCTGCAGCGGCTGGATCGCGTTGGGCTAATGATCCGAAAATTGTGGCCGCAATTCTCGCTAGAAGAGCAGAGCTCAGTGTTAACCCTGAACCGAAAAAACGCAGACGCAAAGCGAAGGCCGATGAGGCCACTGAAGAACCTGTGGAGGTCAACGAGGCGGACGGTGAGTTCCTGAGCTGTCTTCCAGACACACAGGATCCGCTCGAGTGGCTGATAGCGCTGATGAACGAGCCTCGCGCTAAAGTTTTCGACCGGCGCAACGCTGCGCAGACGGCCGTCCCGTACATCCACGGGAAGAAGGCCGAGGCAGGCAAGAAAGAGCAGAAGGCGGAAGCCGCGAAAGAGGCGGGCAAAGGCAAGTACTCCCAGAGCAAGCCGCCCCTCACAGTCGTCAAGGGGTGACCCATGCTTTGGACCACGGCCTGCCCTGACTGGTGGCGGCGTCTGGCTGCCAGCGAGTCCATCATCCCCGAACCGCTCTTTCCCCAGGAGGCAGAAGAAAGCCTCGAGGTTTTCAAGGGGCTTCGCATTGTCGATGCCCCAGGCAGTCCAACCATCGAAAGCGCATGTGCCCCATGGGTCTTGGCTTTCGCAGGGGCTGTGTTTGGCAGTTACAACAGCGAGACAGGTGAGCGGCTGATTCGGGAGTTCATGCTCTGCATCCCGAAAAAAAACAGCAAGTCGACCATCGCCGCCGCGATTATGCTGACAGCCCTGGTCCGGAATTGGCGGATGTCGGCAGAGTTCATCATCCTCGCGCCGACCAAGGAGATTGCCGACAACGCCTTCGTCCCGGCCAAGGACATGGTCAACAACGATGACGAGTTGAAGGATCTGCTGCATGTGCAGCCACACCTTCGACTGATCACCCATCGGGAGACTGGCGCCACGCTGAAGGTCGTCGCTGCTGACAGCGACGTGGTGGGCGGCAAAAAGGCCGTGGGCGTGCTGATCGATGAGGCATGGTTGTTCGGCAAGAATCCGAAAGCGGCCGACATGATTCGGGAGGCCACCGGCGGTCTGTTGTCCAGGCCCGAAGGATTCGTTATCTGGCTGACCACGCAGTCAAACGAACCGCCAGCTGGGGTGTTCCGTTCGAAGCTCAACTATGCACGCGGCGTTCGTGATGGACGCATCAACGACAACCGCTTCCTGCCGATCATCTACGAATTCTCCAAGGAGATGGTCGACAGCGGTGATGCCCGCAAGCCAGAGAACTTCCACCTGGTGAATCCCAATATGGGGTTCTCAGTCGACCGCCCAACGCTTGAGCGCTTGTTCATGCAGGCTGAGATCGATGGGGAGGCGGAGCTGCGTGGTTTCCTGGCCAAGCACCTCAACATCGAGATCGGACTGGCCCTGATGTCTGATGCCTGGGTCGGTGCTGAATTCTGGGAGCCACAGGCAGCCACTTGGCTCAACCTGGATGAAATCCTTGAGCGCTGTGAAGTCATCGATGTGGGTGGTGATGGTGGAGGGCTCGACGACTTGCTTGGGCTTGCCGTCGTTGGCCGGGAAGCGAGCACCCGCAGGTGGTTCCACTGGGCTCACGCTTGGGCCCACCCGTCGGTCCTTGAGCGTCGCAAGTCTGAAGCCCCGCGGCTAAAGGATCTTGAGGCGGTGGGCGACCTGACCATTGTCAAGCGCATCGGTGAGGACGTGGAGCAGTTCGCAGCCATCGTCGCCCGCATCAACGCGACCGGCTTGCTGGACAAGGTCGGGCTCGACCCGGCAGGGATTGGATCTGTTCTGGACGCCCTGGCCGATGCTGGAGTTGAAGAAGAAAAGGTCGTTGGCATCTCCCAAGGCTGGAAACTCACTGGGGCGATCAAGACGACCGAGCGCAAGCTCGCTGAGGGCACGCTGTTGCATTGCGGCCAGCCACTCATGGCCTGGTCGTGCGGCAACGCCAAAGGGGTGCCGTCGGCCAACGCCTTCTTGATCACCAAGCAAGCCTCGGGCACGGCGAAGATCGACCCGCTGATGGCTACATTCAACGCCGTTTCTCTGATTAGCCTCAATCCTGAGGGACGTGGGGGAATGGACAACTTCATGGCTGGCATTCGGGACCCACTGATCGCATGAACGCACTTCACATTTTCATCGCCTGCGCTCTGGTGGCTTTCTCCCTGGCTTGTGCTGGGGTATGGGTGCTGGCCGGCACTGGCTGGGCCTTGATTGCAGGAGCTGTGAGCTTCTTCTGCATCGCCGGTTTCCTTCGCCGAGGGCTGACCAATGATTAAAACCTTATCCCAGGCTCTGGGGGCTGCGGCCGCCAAGCCATCAGCCAGCATGAGCGAATGGCTGGGCAAGAGCATCAAGCTTTCAGATGGCGGCTTCTGGGGCGCGTTTCTCGGTGCTCAGTCAAGCAGCGGAAAATCGGTCAGCGTCGACAAGGCGATGCGGCTTTCCACGGTGTGGGCCTGCGTCCGCATCATCTCCACCTCGGTCGCGGGCTTGCCCCTGAGCATCTACCGGAGGATGCCTGATGGCAGTCGTGAGAGTGCACGGGATTTCCCGCTGTACGACGTGGTGCACACCAGCCCTAACGAGGACATGGCCGCCTTCCACTTCTGGCAGGCAGTGGTTGCCTCAATGTTGTTGTGGGGGAATGCTTACTGCGAGATTCACCGATCTGCAGGTCGCGTCATTGCGCTGGACTTTCTGATGCCGTCCCGAGTCGACCTTGAGTTTGATGATGACGGCCGGCTGAGATACTTCTTCAGGCCGCGAAAGGGGGCGCGCCGAGAGATTGTGCGGCAGAACATGCTGCACATCCCGGCCTTTACCTTAGACGGCCGGGTTGGCCTTTCGGCCATTCGCTACGGCGCGGATGTGTTTGGCTCGGCGATGTCGGCAGACGACGCGGCCAACAGCACTTTCCGCAACGGTATGATGCCTACGGTGGCGTTTTCGGTGGACAAGACACTGAACCCCGCCCAACGCGTTGAGTTTCGTGAGTACGTCAAGACGATCTCCGGGGCCTTGAATGCGGGCAAGAGTCCGGTGCTTGAGCAAGGCGTGAAGCCGGAGATGATCGGCATTAACCCCGCTGACGCGCAGCTGCTGGAGTCGAGAGGGCACAGCATCGAGGAGATTTGCCGATGGTTCGGCGTCCCGCCTTGGATGGTGATGAAGACCGACAAGGGCAGTAACTGGGGGACCGGCCTAGAACAACAGCAGATCGCGTTCCTCACCTACTGCATCATGTCTTTCACGGCGCCGATCGAGCAGTGCGTGAATAAGTGGTGCATGACGGCGGTGGACCGGATCAACTTCTATTCGGAGTTCTCCCTTGAGGCGTTCTTGAGGGCTGACAGCTCGGGGCGCGCGGCGTACCTCAGCACGATGGCCCAGAACGGCTTCATCACTCGAAACGAAGGTCGCCGCAAAGACAACATGCCGCACATGCCTGGCGGTGACGTCCTGACGGTTCAGTCGAACCTGGTGCCGCTTGACCAGCTGGGCAAGCAAAACGATGGTCAGGCCGCAAGGGCCGCATTGATGAACTGGCTTCACCAGCCGGAAAAGTAAATCTCGGGAGCAATCCATGAAGCACAAAATCCAGTCTCGCGGCCTTCGCAGCGAGATGAGCCCGCGCGCGCTCGATAAATGGAACCCCGCGATCCAGGCGGCGGTTGAGAACACTTCGGACACCATCACGGTGTACGGCGTAATCGGCGAGGACTGGTACGGCGAGGGTGTCACCCTGAAACGAATTGACGCCGCCTTGCGGGCGATCGGCGAGCGTGATGTCACCGTCTACATCAATTCACCAGGTGGCGACATGTTCGAAGGCATCGCCATCTACAACCGTCTCCAAGAGCACAGCCACGAGGTCACCACCAAGGTGCTCGGCATGGCTGCCAGCGCTGCTTCGATTGTCTTTCTGGCGGGGAAGAGGCGAGAAGTAGCCAGCAGCGCCTTCCTCATGATCCACAACTGCTGGACCTGGCTCGCTGGCAATCGCAACTACCTCCGCGATATCGCCAACGACATGGAGGAGTTCGACGCGGCGATGGCCGACCTCTATGCCGAGACCAGTGGACAGTCGGCTGAAGACATGGCCGAACTCATGGACTACGAAACCTACATCCGCGGCAAGCGTGCTGTGGAACTCGGCCTGGCCACTGGGCTGTTGTCTTCCACCGAAGTCACCGAGCGCGAAACCGAAGACGCCGCCCAGGCCAATGCGCTCAAGGCGATGGACGTAGCCCTGGCCAAGGGCGGAATGCCTCGCTCCGAGCGCCGCGAACTATTCGCCAGTTTCAAGTCCGGTATGCCTCGCGCTGCCGGCGGGGGCACGCATAACGCTGCCCCGACCGATAAGCCCCGCGCTGTCGCGCCAGACCTCTCCGCCTCTCTGAGCGCGGCAACCAATCTCCTCAATTCTCTGAAAGGAAGTGACCATGGACTTTGAAGCCCAAGTCAAGGAACTCAATGCCAGCCTCAAGGGCATTGGCGATCAGATCAAAAGCCAGGCCGAGGCGGTCGAAAAACAGATCAAGGCCAGTGGCGAGATGAACACCGAAACCCGCGCCAAGGTCGATGAGATGCTGACCAAGCAGGGCGAGCTGCAGGCGCGCCTGGGTGAGGCTGAGCAGAAGCTCGTGAATGCGAGCCGTGACCGTTCTCATCAGGAAGAACCGCAAAAGTCGGTGGGTGCCTTGGTAATCGGCAGCGAAGAAATGCAGGACATGAACTCGTCCTTCCGCGGCTCGCGTCGCGTCTCCGTGCCGCGCGCGGCTATTACCACTGCTACCGGCGGCGACCTGATTCCAGCCCAGCGTTTGCCAGGTGTCATCGCGCCGCCGCAGCGCCGACTGACGATCCGCGACCTGGTGGCACCGGGCGAGACGGAGTCGAACTCCATCGAGTACATCCGGGAAACTGGCTACACCAACAACGCACGTACGGTTGCGGAGGGTACCGCGAAGCCGTACTCCGATATCACCTTCGCCCTCGCTACCGCAAACGTCCGTACCATCGCTCACCTGTTCAAAGCGAGCCGCCAGATGCTCGATGACGCCAAGGCACTGCAGAGCTACATCGACGCTCGCGCACGCTACGGCCTGAACATGGCTGAAGAAGCCCAACTGCTCTACGGCAGCGGCACGGGCGCGAACCTGCAAGGCCTGATGACAGTCGCTCAGCTGTATGCCCAGCCCGCTGGCGTGACAGTAGTAGGCGAGCAACGGATTGACCGCTTGCGCCTGGCGCTGCTGCAAGCCGAACTGGCGGAGTTCCCTTCGGATGGCATCGTGCTCAACCCGATCGACTGGGCGGCCATCGAGCTGACCAAGGATGGTGAAGGCCGTTACATCATCGGCCAGCCTCAGGAGGGCACCAACGCGAAACTCTGGAATCGTCCAGTGGTTTCCACCCAAGCCATGACACAGAACGACTTCCTGGTTGGAGCATTCAAGCTCGGCGCTCAGATTTTCGACCGCATGGAAATCGAAGTGCTGATCTCGACCGAGAACGACAAGGACTTCGAGAACAACATGGCCACGATCCGTGCTGAAGAGCGTCTGGCTTTCGCGATTTATCGCGATGAGGCGTTCGTCACCGGTCCGCTGATCACTCCTTGATTTCTCTGACAAGGGGGCGTCAACACTGACGCCCGATTGGAGTACTCCCATGGCACGTAAACAGGAAAAACTAGAATCCACGGTTGAGCCGAAGGAACCAGTCTCGACCACTGAAACCAGCGGCGGTCAAGCCGTGGATGGGGCTTTGCCCCATTCGCCTGATGATCCAGCCTCGCCAAATCCTGGCGAGTGGGGCGCTTCCGTAAAGAACGCAAAGCAGTCGCTTCCGGAAACACCGGCAGACTCGGGCACTGGATCGGATATCGGTGCAAGCGAATTGGGCGCCATTGCCAAAGCCCCCGGTACTGACACGGCCGCATCGGAAGTCGCAGATCAGAATGGGCCGGGCGTGTCCGACAGCGCGGACGAAGCCGATCAGTCGGCTGGAGAGGGTGAGATTGCGGCTAACCCCAATCCAGCAACTCTTCAGATCTACCCAATGCGGTCCTACATGGACGAGGACGAACTACGTCGCCGCGGCGGCCCCGCTTACGTGGTGCCACGTCGGCATGCAGAGGAGTTGGTGGAGCGGAAGCTGGCATCGTTCGAGCCGTTGGAGGAGTAGCGACATGCCGGTCATCAGCATGACCATCGCCCGGCACCACCTGCGGGATCCCGAGGACGATGACGCATACCTGGAACTACTGATCGAAGCGGCTGAAGGTCAGGCGATGGACTATCTGAACCGCCGCTTCTATTTGGACCAGCAGGCGCTGGATGAGGCTATCGCCGCCGGGAATGCCGGCGAGTCGCCTATGGTCAGCAACAAGCAGATCAAAGCTGCCTGTTTGCTGATCCTCGGCCACCTTTACGCGAACCGTGAGGACGTTGTAATCGGGACCATTGCCACCGAACTGCCGCAAGGGTCGAAGGCGCTCCTGACCCCGCACCGTATCGGGTGGGGCGTATGAGAGCCGGGCCTCTACGTCACCGGCTCGAGGTGACCCACCGGCATGAAGAGCGCAATAAGTCCGGGGGAGCCACAGTGACGTGGCTTCCTGCAGCTCGCCCTGAAATGTGGGGCGAAGTCCGCACCCCTACAGGGCGCGTACAGGCAGTCGCGGAAAAGCTGAATGCTGTTGTTACGGCAGAAATCATTGCCAGGCCGCGCTTGGACATCGTCGCCGGGTCTCGGCTGACGCGGCGCGAGGTCACCTACCAGGTCGAGGCAGTGTTACGGGACAACGAGAACACCCTGATGAGGCTGCTCTGCTCATCGGTACCTAACCCATGAGGTGAACCATGAAAATTCAAGCACTCGGGCCACTGACCGGCGCTTCCGGTGAGCGGGAGAAAGGCGAAGTTTTCGTCGTCGAAAAGGCCTATGGCGAGGGGCTGATCGCCCGCGGCTATGCCGTGGAAATCAAGGAGGAGCCAACTGCCTCCGGCAAGCCCGCAAAGGCTGCCCCGGCCAAGGAGTAGGTCATGGCCCGCCGCTCGAAGATGCGCGGCGACATTCGCCTGCGGCGCACGCTGCGCAACATTCACAAGACGATGGACAACGAGCTGGCGCCGGCCATGCGCAAGTCCGCTGAGCGCATCCTGGCTACCCAGCAGCAACTCATGCCCAAGGACACAGGCGCCGCTGCGGCCGCGCTGAAGATCTACGTCGCTCCCAGCGGCCTGGATGCGCAGATCGGCATTCGCGGCAAGCGCGACAACCGCAAATTCTTCTATCTGCGCTTCATCGAGTACGGCACCAAGGGCTACATGGGCGGCAAGCGGGATGGCAACAGAAACCGGCGCGCTACCAACAAGAGCGACGGCATGCACTTCTTCGGCAAGTATCCGGACATTCCGGCGCGGCCTGCACACCCGTGGCTTCGGCCCTCCATCGACGTGAACCGCGAGTATGTGATGGCCGACATCAACGAAGCTGTGCGGCGCACGCTGCGCAAGGCAAGCCAGGGGGTGGGCAATGGCTGATCCCTCGGTGGCGTTGCAGGAGGCGGTATTTGCGAGGCTTACGGCTGAGGTTAGCTGCCCGATCTACGACGGCGCGCCAATGAATGCCGACATGCCCTATGTGTCGATTGACCGCGAGGTGTCGCTCAACGTCAGCCCGATCTCCGGACGCAAGCGCGAGCAGCGCCTGCTGTACCTGTCGGTCTGGTCCGATGCCATAGGCCAGGCTCAGGTGAAACGGATCAACGCCGAGGTCATAGCCGCCCTGGACGAGCGACCCCTGCCGCTGTCTGTCGGGCGCGCCGTGTCGGTGCGCGTTATCCAGTCCGACGCCCAGCGCGATGCTGACGGCGTCACCTATCAGGGATCGATCACCGTTCGCGTGATCACCACCCACTGATTCAACCACCGGCCGCCCAGCGGCTTTATCCAATGTGCCTTTGGAGGAACACCCATGGCCGATGACAACCTGAACACAGCCGCCGGCTGCCGCTTTTTCATTGGCGGCAAAACCGGCGCTGATACGCAAACTGAATATGAAGCCGACACCTATGTAGAGGTCGGTGAGATCGAAGACCTGGGCGAATTTGGCGACACCTTCAGCAGCGTGAACTTCACCTCGCTGAAGGATGGCCGCGTGCGCAAGTACAAGGGCACCGCTGACGCTGGCGACCTGACCCTTACCGTGGGGCTCGATAACGGCGATGCGGGCCAGAATGCGGTCAAGACTGCGCATAAGGACCGTAGCAAGGGCGACTACAACATCAAGATCACCCTCAATGACGGCGACCCCACCGCTACCCCGGTGATCAACCCCACCACGTTCTATATGCGCGGCAAGGTGATGAACAACACCGTGGCACCGGGTGCCGCCGACAACGTGGTCCGCCGCAACGTCACGATCGGCATCAATTCCGACATCCTTGAACTGCTGCCGGCGCCGGTCACCCCATAACCGAACCGGGCTCCGGCCCCGGCTTCACAGGAATGAACGATGAACAACACACTGCACGGCACCATCACCGTGAAGCTTGGCGATGAGGAATTCACCCTTCAACCTACCCTCAAGGCGGTAAGGGCGATCGAGAGCCGCTTCGGCGGCCTGCGCGGCGCCTCTGGAGCCCTTCATGCAGTCGGCGTGGATGCGGTGGCGTTCATCATTGCCGCCGGCGCTGACTTGGCGGGGAAGGCTGCCGAAGCGCTGCCTGAGAAGGTCTGGCAGGAGGGCGTGGCCGGGCTGACACCGTCAGTCACCAAGTACCTTGGCGCTCTCTACAATCCACGAGGCGTTGACCCGGGAAACGACCAAGCCGGGACGGCGTAAGCGCTGTCGAGGACGGCAGCTACGTCGACCGGCTGTATGCGATCGCCACGGGTTGGCTTGGATGGGCGCCTGATGTGGCCTGGTCTACGCCGCTCCCTGAACTGTTCATGGCCATGGATGCCAGGATCGAGTGGGTGAAGATGACCAACCCGTTCGGTAGCGGGAAGAAGCAGGGAGCGAAGGAGAAGCCAAGCGCTTCGAGTGTGGCCGACAAGCTGAGGATGGCGTTGACTGGGAGAAAAGCTAACTGATCAGTTGGCTGACTTTGATACCCTTTGCTTTTTTGAAGGGGAGATTGTCATGCGTAAATGGATTTGTGCTGGGGCTTTACTGATCCTCGCGGGCTGCGGGGCGGGCGACTCGGATCCGAAGAATGCGTCAGGGTCTACAGGAATTATCGATGAGTGGATTCTTGCGGACTATCCGGATAACTCCATAGTCATTGGCAGCGATAAAAACGATCCTACATACGGCAAGCTCAAGGATGCCATTCCGCGAGTTAATAAAGAGAAGAATGAGGCCGCTCATTTAGTCGCGAAAAAGTGCAAGCATGTTGTAAATGTTTTGTTCTTGCGTCGCGAAAGCTCTCTCGAAGAATTAAAGTTTATAGTGGATTGCGAAGGTGGCGAGCGTTACGAGCTCACAAGCTCTGATCTGGCTAAAGGAGGAGCTGTCAAAGCCAATTCCGATAAGTCGATAGGAAGATCCGACGCAATTCAAAAGTGCAAAGATCTAGTAAGTGGTAAGAGTTTAACCAATCGCTCATTGAATTTTCATGAGTTATCGGATTCGAGTTACTATAAAGCTCCGAATGGCAACGTGAGGCTCGTTCTTGGGTTTGATGAAAGCGGTGTAGGTGGCACAAAGACAAAGTGGCGTGCGGCCTGTACGTTTGATACTGAATGGAAGGGCGATGTGACCATCAACCCTAACTGATAAATCAGAGTTTTTTAGCCTGGCAGATGCCAGGCTTTTTTTTGGGGTGAATAAATGGCCGACCAACAAGTTCAAGGCATGCTCGTCCAGATCGAGGCAACTACGGCGCAATTGCGGCGCGAGCTAGCAAGCGCAGATCAGTTGGTAGCAAAGACCAGTCAGTCGATTGATCGCAACCTAGCCACTGTTGATTCAGCTTTTGACCGAGCAGGGACGGCAGCTCAGAGCGCAGGGACGCTCATGCGCGGGGCATTTGCAGCGGTTGCCGGAGCGGGCCTAATTGGCGGAATCATCAAGCAGGTGGATGCATACGGGCAGATGTCTGATCGAATGAGGGCGGCCGCAGGGAGTGCTGGCGAGTACCAAATGGTGCAAGAGCACCTGATGCAAACCGCCCAGGAAACATACCGCCCTCTGGCTGAGGCTCAGGAGCTCTACATCCGCACGTCCGATGTGATGCGCAGCCTTGGATTCAACACCCAGCAAACTCTCGATATTACCGACAGTTTCAGCTTTCTCCTGGTAACAAACGCTGCGGCCGCTGACAAGGCCGGGTCTGCTCTGGACGCTTACTCCAAGGCACTGCAGACCGGCAAGGTGGAAGTTGACGGTTGGCAGTCGATCCAGGCGGCAATGCCGACCATCGTTGATGCGATAGCCTCCGCGACAGGCAAGAGCGCTGACGAGATACGCAAGCTTGGCAATGAGGGCAAGCTGGCTCTTGATGACATCAACCTCGGCCTGCTGAAATCCGTTGAGGTCAACCGAAAAGCAGCGGCGGACATGTCCACCAGTGTTCAAGATGCCTTGAACAACATCGGCAATGCCACAGGGACGTTCCTCGGCAAGCTAGAGGAGCAAACCGGCGCTGTAGCAGGGCTATCCAAGTTCTTGGTGGTCCTGGCCGATAACGTTGATCTTGTGGCAGCCGCAATGGGAGCTGCAGGTGCTGGGGCGTTAACCATCTATGCCGCGAAAGCCTACACGGCCGTCGGCGCGATGCTTGCCCAGCACAAGGCCGCTTTGCAAGGCGCCAGGTCGGCGCTTGCGGCAGCTGAAGCCCAGCGGATTTTCGCCCAGGCACAGCTCCAAGAGGCACAGGCATCGGTAGCCGCGGCCACCGGCCTGCAGCGACTGGCCCTGGTGCAGAGCCAGCTCATCCCAAGACAGGCCGCGTTGACCGCCTCTACTGAGGCCTTGGCGATTGCCCAGGCCAACCTGAACCGCGCAGCAACGGGCGGCCTGCTGGCTACCCTGGGTGGCCCAGCGGGGCTCGCGGTTATGGCTGGTACCGCCGCCGCCAGTTTCCTGCTGCTGCGGGACAACTCGGACTCGCTCGAAAAGAAGCTGGGCGACCTCAGCGACCCGCTCGACAAGCTGGTCGATCGCTTCAACAAGCTGAACCGTGCAACCCAGGCCGTGGCCCTGCGCGAGCTTCAGGGTAAGATCGAAGACACGCAGAGCCAGCTGTCTCAGGTGTCGGGCTCGATTGCCGATCGCTTCGAAAATGACCTTCGCGGTGTTGGGGCAGCTGGTGTCGACGGCCTGATGACGGGCCTGGCGCCCATGCCCGCGGAGGCGCAAAAAGCTCTCGACCTAGTGCGGTCAGCAGCGAAAGAGTTTGCCAATGGCTCGGTTGTGGACTGGAAGGCTGTTGCCGACCAAGTGCGCGGTATCCCTGGCGTTACCGAGGCAATGGCCCAGGCGATCGAAACAGGGCAGATCAAAGCATCCGACCTTAGCGGTGATCTGCAGAACCTGAAGACCAAGCTCGCCGAGTTGACGGGCGAGACGGATCGCAACACGGCTGCGACTACAGCCAACAACGCCGCGAAGACCGGCATGAGCACCGCGGGGCAAACCTACCTCGAAGCATTGCAGAAGCAGTTGGCTGGCCTACAGGACAACGGCGACCAGATCAAGATCGCTAACCGCTACATTGCCGAACACACCGAGCTTACTGAAACAGATCGAGTTGCCATCCTCTCGGTGGCGGCGGCAGCCGAGGCTCAGAAGAAGGCCAACCAGGGCGTAAAGCAAGAAACCAAAGACGCCACCTCGGCGCAGACCAAGTTGAATCAGCAGCTGAAAGAGGCGGAAACCGCCTACCAGCAGTTGAAGAAAGCTTTCGACCCGGTCGGCGCAGCGTCCGATGAGTTTCAGAAGCAAACCAAGAGTCTCGACCTGCTACTGGCGCAGAAGAAGATCACGACCGGTGAGTACGGTAAGGCTATAGGCGCACTTGCCGAGCAATTCAATAATGCTGTCCAGGCCTCCACCGGCCTCTCCCGAGCCATGAAGTACCAGGCCGATCTTGAGCGTCAATTGGCGATTGCTCAGCAGCAGGGTGATGCTGCCGCCGCAGCAGTCGGAATGGGCGAAAAACGAGCCGGCCGCGCGCAGTCTCGCCTAGCGCTTGAGCAGGAAAACAACACCAAAATCCTGGCCCTGCGGGACGAACTGGCCACAGCCTCGAACGAGAAGCAACGCCAGGAGCTCGAAAAGCAAATCGCACTTCGACAGGAGTACGGCGCGAAGCTTGTGCAGGTCCAGGAGGAAACTTTCAACAAGATCGATGCTGCCCAATCCGACTGGAGCAACGGCGCCTCGGCCGCGTTTGAGAACTATCTCGACAGCGCTGCCGACGTAGCCGGCCAGACTGAGGAACTTTTCACGAATGCGTTCAGCAACCTCGAGGATGGCATTGTTCAGTTCATCAAGACTGGCAAGGCGTCGTTCAAGGATTTCGCTGACGCGATCATCGAGGATTTGATCCGCATACAGGTTCGCCAGGCAGCTGCTGGGTTCCTCAGCTCAGCAATGGGTTTCTTCGGTGGCGGTGGCTCGGCACTGGGCCAGGGCACCATGACCGGGTTCAGCGAAGGCTCATTTGTGAAGAATGCCAAGGGCGGAGTATATGACTCGCCCAGCCTTTCAGCCTATTCGGGCGGAGTCTACGACAGCCCCCAGATGTTCGCTTTTGCAAAGGGAGCTGGCGTCTTCGCCGAGGCGGGGCCAGAAGCGATTCTACCGTTGCACCGAGGTCCTGATGGCTCACTCGGCGTTATGGCTGCCGGCGCGGGGAGCGGTGGCGGAGAGTCGTCCATCAGCTTTGGCGGTATCACGCAGCACATCCAGGTTGGGGGGCAGGCCAATGCCGCCACCATCGCCGATGTTCGACGAGCTGCGGAGCAGGGCGCACGCGATGGCTACGAACTCATGCTGCGAGACTTCAAGACCAATGGCGCCGGGCGGCAGATGCTGCAACGGCGATAACTTTTTTGGCCCGCTTCGGCGGGCTTTCTTTTGGGAGTGACCCAATGGCGGAGGAATGGCCCGAGGACCTGGAGCCCACCGAGGTCACATGGGGCGTCGTCTACAACAATCGGGGGTTCACTTCCTCGCTGTCGAATGCCCAGCAGATCGTGGCCCAGCCTGGTTCGTATTGGAAGTGCACTATGACCTTCGGCGTCCTGTACCAAGAGGACGAGCGTGAACTGACCTCCTTGTTGGGTCGTTTGCACGGCATGTTTGGCACGGTGCGCATCCCCCATCTCACCCGTACGCGCAGCGAAAACATCGGTGTGCCGGTGGTGGTGGTAGCCAATGCCCAGGCCAGCGTTATGCAACTGCAGGGCCTGCTACCCAGCCGGCCAGTGTTCAGTCGCGGCGACCTCATCACCATCAACGGCGAAATGTTCGAAGTGGTGGAGCATGCCTCGTCCGATGCCGCCGGCAAGGCGCTTCTCAGCGTGAACAAGCGCATCCGCAAGTTCATCCCGGCCGGCAGTCCGGTTGAATACAGAAATCCCTATTGCGAGATGCGTCGCATGGACGATACCAACGAGTGGACCAACCAGCCGCTGGTTTCGAACTCAACCCTTCAATTCCGCGAGGCATTCTGATGGCCAATGGCGTATTTCCATTCAGCCAAACCGTCGTCGACATCATCGCGCAGGGCAACTTCATGGCGGTCTACGCCTGCCAGCTTGATTTCCCTGATGGCATGGTATTCGCCCATACCGGTACCGGCGATCTGGTGATCGATGGCGTCACCTACCAGGGCGTCGGAAGCTTCGGCGCGGTGGGCCAGTCGCAGGAAAGCAGCAACTCAGGCTCGCCGATGTCCGTAGAGCTGACGCTTAACGGCCTGGACAGGCAGATCATCACCGAAACGTCGCTGAAAGGTTGCCGGGGGCGTAACGGCAAGCTCATGTTCGTCGTGTTTGACCAGGAAGGTACCTACGCAGCCGACATTCTGTTCAGCGGGCGGATGGATGCCGCCAAGTTCTCGTACGCCGGGAATGGGGAAGAGGGCAACAGCATTACTGTCCCCCTCATCGATCGAATGGCCGAGTGGAATCGCACCGGTACCGAGCGCTGGACGGATGAGAATCATCGCGCGCGCCGGCAGGATGACCGTTTCTTCTTCGCGATCGCGCAGATCTCTGACTGGCCCATTTATTGGGGCGCCTCCAAAGACGCACCGAAGTTCACCTACGAGAAGTGACCATGCGAAAACGCGATTGGACGACACAGCTTGCTCACACGATCAAGGCCGCCATAGAGCGGCCTTTTTCATGGGGCGAATTCGACTGCTGCCTATTCGCCGCTGACTGCGCTGTTGCGGTGTGCGGGGTAGATCCTGCCGACGCTTATAGGGGGAATTACGACACGGAGGCCGGCGCGAAGCGTCTGCTGAAGAAACTTCATGGATCGTTGGAGAGCGCTTGGGATGCGTGCTTTTCGCGGGTTCAGCCTGGGTTGATACAGCGAGGCGACATCGCGCTGTATGACGGCCCCAATGGCCGAGGCGTGGCGGTGTTTTGGGCAGATGAGTTCTGGTCGGTTTCCCCCAGCGGGGTTTGCCGCATCGAGTGCAAGCCGTTGACGGTGTGGAGAGTTGAATGAGTTCAGCAGTTAGTAAAGTCGCCCAGATTGCCGTCGGGGCAGCGGTGGGCTTTGCTCAGGGCGGCCCATGGGGCGCTTTGGCTGGGGCTGCATTGGCTTTCTACGCCTCTTCGCAGCAGGACAAACTAGATACAGGTTCGCTGCGGGCCAGTGAGCCGTCGAGTCAGACCCTTCGGTCCTCCAAGGCCTCCGCGCGCTATGTGCTTGGTCGCGTCAGCACGGGTGGAGTGCTGGCCTGGGGGCAGGAGCAGGCAGGCGATCAGGCTGACGGCGAATGGTTGCACATGGTCTACGTCTTGTCCGAAGGCGCGATTGACGGCCTGGAGGATATCTATCTCGGCGAGGAAGTGATCCAAGCCTATGGCGAGTACGCTTCCTATGAGCTTGTCGTTGATCCGCTGCAGGTCAACGCCTTCTTGAAGACTAACTGCCCCGATTGGCGTGACACCCAGATTGGACGCGGACTGTCCTATGTACGCCTGTCTTTCAAATACAACGCCGAGAAATACCCGTCGGGCATCCCTGACGTTCGCTTCGTGATCAGAGGGCGGCGCGATATCTACGACCCGCGCACCGGCATGACGGGGTACAGCGCGAACACGGCGTTGCACATCCTCTGGTTCCTGCGGAACCGATGCGGCGTGCCGGATGACGAGATCGTTTTCGCGAGTTTCGCCAACAGTGCCAGCGTGTGCGACGAGACTGTTGCCAATCCTGACGGTACGACAGCGCCGCGCTACCACTCGGGTTGCGTGATTGGTGCGGACGAGTCCCGAACTCAGGTTATGCAGAAGCTGCAGGCAGCCTGTGGCGGCAAGCTGATACGAGTGGGCGGCCGCTGGATGCTTCAGGTCGGTGCTTATTACGGGCCGTATGATTTCGAGATAACCGAGGACATGGTGACAGGCACGGTCACCGGCAATACCGAGCCTACCAATGACTCGGCCATCAACACCGTGCGCGGCACCTTCATCGATCCGTCCCAGGCATGGGCGGAGACTGATTATCCCGAAGTCTCCGTAGCCGAGTGGGTCATCGCCGATGGCGGCGAAGCGGCGGAAACGCTGGCTTTCTCGTACGTGAGCAATCCATACCAGGCACAGCGCCTGGCGAACATTGAACTTCGCCGTCGCCGTGCTGGCGGTACGCTCAGCATTCCTATGAATTTCGTGGGTTACAACTGCCGGCCAGGCCGGTCGGTGAAGGTGAATCTGCCCTCACTGAACATCGTGGGTGAGTTCATCGTCACAGACTGGTCGATGGCGACAGATACCGGCTGCAGCGTGTCAGTCTCGCAGAATGAGCCGGCTATCTTCGATGATGCCGTGGCCCAGCCGTACAACCCGATCGGCTTCATCAACCTGCCGGCCGGCGGCCTGGGCAGTCCCACCAATGTGGTCTGGACCCCCGACAGTTCAGCCGAAGTTGTCCAGGGTGTTCTCAGCTGGACGCAGCCGGCCGGCATCGTTACAGGCTACGCCGTAACCGTCCGCCAGGGCAGCACCGCAGTGCAGGCGCAGCAGGTGCCACAGACCACCTTGCAACTGCCGATCGCTGGCCTGCCATCTGGCAACTACACGATGAGCGTGGCCGCGCTAGGCCCGCAGGCCAGGTCCGGCGAGGCCAGCATCACGGTGAACATCGATGGCCCACCGATTCCAGAGGCGTGCCGGGTGCAGTCCACCATCGACACAATCTCGCTATTCCCGAGCAACGTGCAGCATGGGCTCAATGGCGGCACCTACGAGTACTTCTACAGTGAAGACCCGCAGGCCCCATTTTCGCAGGCGACTTACCTGGGGCAGGGCCTCAGCCTCACGCATACAGGTCTGGCGTTCTTCACCAATTACTTCTACTTCGTCCGCTCTCGCAACGCCTACGGGGTCAGCGACTTCGTAAAGATCGCCGCGTCCACGTCGAAC